ACCTGGATGGATACACGGTGTGGCTGGTGGAGTGGACTCAGCAGGTTTATCTCGGCCTTGAGGAATGGCCGTGGCCGGAGGAACCGCCGGGGTCGTTAGTGTTTGAAGTCGATCCGGGTGACGGGCAATTCAGGCCGGAGGATCTGCCGTGAGTTACGCAAGCGCGCAGCACGACCGCATGATCGCGGGTGCGGTAAAGGGGTGCTATGTGGTCGCGGTGGATCTGTCCGCTTCGCCGCCGGTATGTCGCGTGTCGGACGGCAGTGAATGGGTCAGCGCTTGGGTGCGCTGGCACAGCATCGCAGCGGGCAAGGCCAGGCACTGGCGGGCACCGTCATTGGGCGAGCAGGGCAGTTTGATCAGTCCCAGCGGTGACGTATCGCAAGGCACGTTTGTCCCTGGCCTGTATGGCAATGCCGGACCGCCGCCGGATAATCGCGACCATGTCGAGGTCTGGCGCTTCGATGATGGCGGCTCGCTGATCTACGACTGGCAGGCCAAGAGTTACACCATCACCCTGCCGAGCGGTACGGTCACTATCAAAGTGGCCAGCACGGAAGCGGTTGTAACCGATGCGGCCGTGAGCGTGACTACCGGCAACATCAATCTGAAAGCGGCGGTGATGATCGACGGTGCGTTACACGTTACTAAGGGCATCACCAGCGCCGGCGCGATCATTGACGCCACCGGCAACAGTAATCACCACACGCATTAATTCATTCACGACAGCCCGCCCAGTGCGGGCTTTTTCATGCCTGGAGAAACAGATGGCCAAGATCGATACGACCGTCACCGAGGTGCAAGCGTCCTCGGAACTGGCAATTGCATCCTCACCGTTCTCATCGCCCGAACTCTTGAAATACCGCGACAAGCTCTACACGTCGCGACTGGTGATCGTGCCCGGTACCGACCGTTCCTATCCGGTGGTGAAGGCGACGGTCGTGGTGCCAGCCTCCGACATCGAGGCGGTCAAGTTCCTGAAAGCCAGCGACGAATACGAGCCGTTCAAGGAGTGACATCGATGATCGGAATGGATCGCCAGACCGGCCTACCCATATCCGGCATCGAGCACTTGCGCCAATCCATTGCCGACATCTTGAGCACGCCGCTGAGCAGTCGTCGGCACCGTATGGAATACGGCAGCAAGCTCCGGCGGTTTATCGATTTGCCCGTCAACGAAGGCTGGAAAAGCGCTGTACAGGCTGAGGTCGCCCGCGCTTTGGGGCGCTGGGAGCCGCGTTTGAAGTTGGATCAGGTGCGCGTCATTTCCGTCATTGGCGGGCAAATCAATTTGCAAATCGTCGGGAAGTACCTGGGCGACAGCGTCACGTTGGAGGTGGCCGCATGAGTACCGTAGATCTGTCGTCGCTGCCCGCGCCGACCGTGCTGGAGCCTCTGGACTTCGAAGAGGTTTATCAGGACGGGCTGAGCGTGTTTCGCGGGTACATGGGCGGTAACTGGACGGCCGCGCTGGAAAGCGATCCAGTGGTCAAAGTGCTGGAGGTCGGGGCTTACAACAAAGTCGGCAACCGCGCCCGCGTTAATGACGCCGGCAAGGCGCTGTTACTGGCGCACGCCATTCGCGGCGACCTCGATCACTTGGGGGCGAACGTCAATCTGACGCGCCTGGTCATTCAGGCTGAGGATCTGCTGGCTGTGCCGCCAGTGCCCAAGGTCATGGAAGACGACGACCCGTTTCGCGAGCGCATCCAGTTGGCCTATGAAGGTTTGACTACGGCCGGCCCGCGTAACAGCTACATCCTGCATGCGCGTAATGCCTCGGGGTTGGTCGCGGATGCCACGGCTGAAAGCCCGGCGCCTTGCTACGTTACGGTAACGGTGCTGGGGTTAGACGGGGAAGGCGAAGCACCGCCGGAGCTGCTGGCGACAGTGGCCGCTGCGTTGAATGACGATGACGTTCGACCGGTCGGTGATCGGGTGACCGTGCAGAGCGCGCAGGTGATCCGCTACGAGATTGACGCCATCTTGCATATGACCGGCGCCGGCCCGGAAGCGGATGCCAGTTTGGCCGAAGCGAAAAACCGATTGGCCGGCTGGATCAATCCACGCAAGCGGCTGGGCGTCGAGGTCGCCCGCTCCGCTGTTGACGCTCAGTTGCACGTTGCCGGCGTTGCCCGGGTTGAGTTGGTCGGGTGGCAGGACTTGGCCCCGACCAAGGCGCAGGCGGCGTTCTGTACGCGCTACAGCGTAAGGTTGGCGGGCTGATATGAAAAGTCTACTGCCGCTCAACAGCACGCAACTGGAACGGGCCATGGAGGCCGCGTTTTTCGAAAAGACGATTGTCCCTCTGCGCGACCTATACAACGCTGATACCTGTCCGGTGCATCTGCTGCCGCATCTGGCTTGGGCATGGTCGGTGGATCGCTGGGACTACCGGTGGACGGAGGCGACCAAACGCGCGGCAATCAGGGCGTCGTACTACATCCACAAGCACAAGGGCACCATCGGCGCATTGCGCCGCGTGGTCGAGCCGCTGGGCTACCTGATCGAGATCGTCGAGTGGTTCCAGACCTTGCCCGAGGGCGTGCCGGGCACCTTCGCGCTGAAGGTCGGAGTCCTCGACACCGGTATCACCGAAGAAATGTATCTGGAGCTTGAACGCCTGATCGACGACGCCAAGCCCGTCAGTCGCCAGTTGACCGGGCTGGCCATTAGCCTCGAAACAAAAGGCGATCTGAATATCGCTGTGTCCCTCTACGAAGGCGACGAAATCGACGTTTACCCACCCGTCATGCGTGACATCGAGGTCACTGGCAGCTTTGGCGTGGTCGGTCGCGAACACTCCATAGACACCCTGGACGTTTATTATGATTGATGCGAATTCGCAATTTTTTGCGATCCTCACGAACGTGGGGATGGCCAAGCAGGCGAACGCCGACGCGCTCGGCGTTGCCTGGAAGATCACCGAGATGGGCGTGGGGGATGCTAACCCGACCGGGATTGAAAACCCGCCTAACCCCGTCCCTTCAGCCTCCCAAACCAAGCTAATCAACGAGTGGCGGCGTCGGCCGCTGAACCAGCTCAGAATTGACCCGGTCAACTCGGCCGTGATCATTGCCGAGCAGATCATTCCCGCCGATGAAGGCGGGCGCTGGATTCGCGAGTTGGGTTTGTACGATTCGGACGGTGATCTGGTGGCGGTGGCCAACTGCGCGCCGAGCTTCAAGCCACTGCTGTCGCAAGGGTCGGGCCGCACGCAGGTTGTGCGAATGAACATGGTCGTTACGAGTAACGCAAGCATCACGCTGAAGATCGATCCGTCCGTGGTGCTGGCCACACGGGAATTCGTCGAGACGCGGATTCTGGAAGAGCTGGACAAGCTCGACCGCAAGCAGTCAGTGCGCGCGGCCACGACGGCCAACATCGCGCTGACCGGTTTGCAGGTGGTGGATGGCGTTTCGCTGAATGCCGGCGACCGGGTGCTGGTAAAGAATCAAGCGGCTGCTAAGGATAACGGCCCCTACGTCGTTGCCGTCGGTGCCTGGACGCGGGCCAAGGATGCTGATAATAGCGCGAAGGTCACCCCGAATCTGGCGGTGGCGGTCGAGGTTGGCGCGACTCAGGCGGACACCATTTGGCAATTGGTGACGGATGGCACGATTGTGGTGGGCACGACCCCGCTGACGTTTCAAGACATCACCGCCGGCCTTGCCCGGTTGCTCTCGCCAAGTTTCGCCGGCAACCCGACCGCACCGACCCCGGTACAATTCGACGCCAGTAAGTCGATTCCGACGACGGAGTTTTTGAAACAGCGCGGGGTCGAGTTTTCCGGGTTCACTACGAACAGCGCGAGCTTGGTGCTTACCGCCACGCAGGTCGGTGGGCTTCACAGTTTTTCCAGTGCGGCGCAGCTCATGGCGACGTTGCCGCCGACGCTCGGTGTGGCCCAGGGTGCGACTATCACGCTGGCTTGCGCCGGCGTCGGCGGGCTGAACGTCGTTGCGGCAGCGGGCGATGTGGTGTACACCTCGACCGGCATTGCTGGGCCGTTGCTGCTGGCGTTGGGTGACACGGCTGAATTCATCCGCCTGCAGGGCCAGTGGCGGCTTGTCGGTGGCTCGGTGTTGCTGCGCTTCGCGGGAACGATGAGCGGGCCGAACTTCGTTACGCAACCGCTGTTCGATAGCAGTAAGGCATTCGCAACCACTGAATTCGTGCAAAAGGCCTTGAACGGGTACGCCTCTTTTCAGGTTATTTCGGCTTCCCGTAACTTGGCGCTGACGGACATGGGTGCGCTTCTCTGGTTTAACTCGGTTGGTTCGTACAGTCTGAATCTGCTGGCCCCGTCCGTAATGGGTGTTCCTACGACGGGCGCCAGTTTTACGGTGTTCTGTACGTCGGTCGGTGGAACGGTGACCGCCTCGGGCGGCGCAACCATTCAGGATCAGTCCGGCGGGCTAAATACGACGTACACCATGAAGCTGGGGCAGTCGGCCAAGTTTGTGGCGACCGGGCCTTCCCAGTGGACTGTGCTTGAGTCCACGGCCAGCCTCGCGAAAAACGCGGACTTTGCCGCTGTTCTATCGGCTACTGCCGCCAGTCAGCAGCTTCCGGGGCTGATGATCAAAGTGGGAAATATCGCGAACGGTTCGACTGCAGCGACGATTCCGCTGACATTTCCGGTGTCGTTCCCGAATGTCTGTGTCGCCCTGGTGCTTTCGCCATGGACAACCGGTGGCAGTGCGTACTCGCATAATGGCCGGGATAAATCAGGCGCCACCATTTCCCGGGGGAGTAACCCCGCCTTCTACTTTGACTACATCGCAATCGGGTATTAAGCATGAGCAAGTATTACTGTCGTATTGATGATATGCGCGGCGGATTTTTTGACCCTGTGGTTCACGGAAAAATCGGCAGTCCCGGCTGTAAGGTTCCGGAAGGTGCGAAAGAAATCACCGATGAGCAGCATCAAGCGTTATTGCTTGCCGAAAGCAATGGGAAGTTGATTGTCCCCGACTCTGCCGGGTTTCCGATGGCGATTGATCCGCCGCCGCCAAGTGCTGATGAGCTGGCTGCGGCTGAGCGTGGTTGGCGGGATCTGCGACTGGCTCAGACGGATAGCTTGGTAGCACGTCACCGCGATGAGCTGGAAGGCAGCGGGTCGACCACGTTGACGGCCGAGCAATACATTCAGTTGCAAGACTACCGGCGCCTCTTGCGCGACTGGCCGCAAGGCGGGGAATTCCCGCTCGCCGAACACCGGCCGCCGGCGCCGACCTGGCTGTCAGCACAACCCACCTAAACGCCCCTCACTGACGGGGCGTTTTTCATTCCGTTACGCGTAACACCAACACCCTCACAGCCTCGCTTATGCGGGGCTTTTTCGTTTCTGGAGACTGACCCTTATGAGTTTTTTCCACGGCGTCACGACCACCTCGGTCGACACGGGCGCGCGCACCATCTCGCTGCCGTCGTCATCGATTATCGGTCTGTGTGACACCTTCACCCCGGGCGTTCTCGGCGGTGGTACGGCCAAGGCGGGCGAGCTGAAGTTAATCACCACCGAGCGCGAAGCCATCGCTGCGTTCGGCCCCGACTCGGCGATCACCAAGGCCTGTCAGGCCATCTACGTCAAGGCCAAAGCGGTGATCGTCGCCATCGGCGTAGCCAAGCTAGAAGACCCCGCGCTGCAGACCTCGGCGATCATCGGCGGCGTTTTGGCCTCGGGTCAGCGCACCGGGTTGCAGGCGCTGCTCGACGGTAAAAGTTTGTTCAATGCACAACCGCGGCTGTTGATCGCTCCGGGTCACACCGCGACTCAGGCGGTGGCCACGGCGCTCGATAGCTTGGCGCAGAAACTGCGCGCCATTGGCATCATCGACGGCCCGGGCACGACCGACGAGGCCGCTATGGCCTACGCCGATAACTTCGGCAGTCGCAACCTGTTCATGGTCGACCCGGGCGTCAAGTATTGGGACACCATCACCAGCAAGACCGTCGACGCACCCGGTTCGGCTTGGGCGGCGGGTCTGTTTGCCTGGACGGACGCTGAATACGGTTTCTGGGCTTCGCCGTCGAACAAGGAGTTGACCGGCATCACCGGTACCGGTCGCGCGGTCGAGTACCTGGACGGCGACGAGACCTGCCGGGCCAACCTGCTCAACAACGCCAATATCACCACGATCATTCGTGACGACGGTTACCGCCTGTGGGGTAACCGCACGCTGTCGAGCGATCCGAAGTGGGCATTCGTTACCCGCGTTCGCACGCTGTTCATCCTCATGGACGCGGTGCAGGCAGGACACAAATGGGCGGTCGACCGCTCGATCACCAAGACCTACGTGACCGATGTCACCAACGGTCTGAACGCATTCATGGCCGACCTCAAAGCCCAGGGCGCGATCATCAACTTTGAAGTGTTCCCCGACACCGAACTGAACACGGCCAGCCAGATCGCCCAGGGCAAGGTGTATTGGCGCATCCGTTTCACCGACGTGCCGCCGGCAGAAAACCCGAATTTCCTTTTCGAAGTCACCGATCAGTGGATGACCGAAGTGCTTGAAGCAGCCTAAGGGGGCGTAGCAAATGATTCCTCAGACTTTGTACAACACCAACCTGTTCGTCGACGGCGTGAACTTCTCCGGCGACGTGCCCAGCCTGACGCTGCCCAAGCTGACCACCAAGACTGACGAATATCGTGGCGGCGGCATGGCCGGCCCCATCGAGATGGATCAGGGGCTTGAGAAAATGGAAGCCTCGTTTGTCACCAAGGGCGTGCGCCGCGAGTCGCTGAAGTACTTCGGCCTGGCTGACGGCACGGCGTTCAACGCCACGTTCCGTGGTGCCTTCAAAGGTCACAAGGGCGCGGTAACGGCAGTCGTCGCCACCCTGCGCGGTCGCCTCAAAGAGGTCGATCTGGGTGACTGGAAAGCCGGCGATGCGGCCGAGATCAAACACGCCGTTGCGGTCACGTACTACAAGCTCGAAATCGACGGGCGCCTGATGTACGAGATCGACATGGTCGCCGGCATTCAAGTGATCGACGGCAAAGACCAACTCCTCGAAGTGCGCCAGGCGCTCGGCCTGTAAGGAAAGATTCAGATGACCCAAGCAATCGCTAAAAACCTTCCGGCATGGCTGTCGCTCAGTGCAGTCGGTGCCGTCGTAACGCTCACCCGCCCAAGCCAAACCAATGGCATCGACGTCGAGACGTTGAACCTGCGCAACCCGACCGTGCGTGAAGTGCGCGCGGCTGACCGTGCTGCCAACGGCGATGATGAACAGCGCGAACTGATGCTGTTCGCCGGTCTGGCCGAAGTCGGACTGAAGGATCTGGAAGGCCTCAAGCTGACGGATTATCGCCGCGTGCAGACGGCCTATTCGCACCTGGTACCGAAAACCGATTATTCGGACTCGATGCCGGCGTGGTTGTCGCTGACCACCGATCAGGTGCTGGTAACGCTGTCGTGTCCGAGTGAGATCAACGGCGTGACGGTCGACAAGCTGGCTTTGCGTTCGCCGACCGTGGGCGACGTGCGAGCGGCCAACCGTGAGGTGGGTGGCGACGATGAGCAGCGCGAGCTGGTGTTGTTTGCTGCGTTGTCCGGCGCGTCGGTGGCGGATCTGGAGGGGCTGAAGCTGGTGGATTTTAACCGCTTGCAGGCCGGCTATTTTCGCATGGACAACGACGACGGGCTTTAACCCCAGCGTGATCAAGTCGGCGGCGAAACGTCTGGCGGCGGAAACCGGATTTTCCGCCGCTGAGATCCAGTCGATGCCGTTCGCGGATATGGTGTGGTGGCTCACGGATTGAGCCGCCACCGGTAGTGCTGGGCACATGAGGGCCATGACATGGCAAACAAACTCGCCCTCGGGCTGGTGATCGGCGGTGCCGTCAGTTCCACGGTCGGCGCCGCGTTCAAGGACGTGACCGGGCGCATCAAGCGCCTCGAGGCAGAAGGCAACAAAGCGCGGGTGCTGCAGCGCACGATTGGCGACACCATCCGCCTGCGCGAAGAATGGAAAAAGGCTCACGACACCGGCGCGGCTGGTGCGTCCAAATTACTCAACCGTTTGAACTCGAACCTCGACAGCTTGAAAAAGCAGGGGATCGAGGTCGGCCGGCTGGAAAAAGCCTATCGCTCGATGGGGCAGACGGCCAACAAGGCCGAGCTGAAAGCCAAGGGGCATCAGCAGATTGATTCTGGCGTAAAGGGCATGAAGGGCGCCGTCGGTGCAGCGGTGGTCGGTGTCGGTGCCATGGCGGTACCGACCAAGGTCAGCGCGGATTTTGGCGCCATTGTGCGAGACATCGCGATTAAGGCCGGCATTGCCAACAAGCCGCAAGAGCAGGAGATGTCGCGCAAGATCATCGACACTTCACGCGATACCGGCATGGCGCGCAACGATGTGGCCGACGTGGTCAATCAGTTGGTCGGCGCCGGTATGGACCTGAGCAAGGCGCTGGAATACGCGCCTGTCGCGGCCAAGTTTGTCGTGGGGCAGGGATCCAGCGGCGTCGACACGGCGAAGATGATCAACGCTCTGGGGCAGAACGCCAAGATCACCGACCCCAAACAGATGCAGCAGGCGCTGGAGGCGATTGCGTACCAAGGGCAGGCGGGCAGTTTTGAAGCGGCCGACATGGCCAAGTGGTTTCCCGAACTGCTGGCCAACATGGCCAGCAACGGCATCACCGGCTTGGACGCGGTGACGCAACTGGGCGCCATGTTGCAGGTGCAGATGAAGCAGGCCGGCAGTTCGGACGAAGCGGCCAACAACCTGAAAAACTGGATGGGCAAAATCGGTTCGACCGATACGGTCAAGGCTTACGAAAAAGCCGGGATCGATTACAAGGGATCGATGCAGACCGGTTTGCAAAACGGTATGTCGACGCTTGAGACCAGTATGGCGCTGGCTCAGAAATACATACAGGCGACCGATCCAAAGCGCGCGGCGGCCATGGCCGAAGCGACGTCGAAAATCAGCAAGGAAGCCAATCCAGAAAAGGCCAAGGCCATGATGGCCTCGCTGGAAGAATCCTTGCGCACCGGCGACCTGTTCGCCGACATGCAGGTCAAGGCCGCATTGTCGGCCTACATGCAGAACAAGGCGCTGTACAGCCAGCTCAAAAACGATTCGCGTGACGCGACCGGGATCCTGGACAAAAACCTCGCCGAGCGGCGCGAGTCGTCATCGCAGAAATGGGCGGAAATGGCCCAGTCGATGGATGACGCCATGCGCAGCATCGGCGATGCCTTGCGGCCGGTTACAGACGTCGTCGCGGAGTCGTTGACCAAGGTCGCTAAAGGTATCACTTCGCTGTCTGACAGCTCGCCCGGAGTCGTGACGGGAATCGGATTGGTCAGTGCCGCATTGGTTGGGCTATCCGGTCTGTATAGCTCTTTCAAGATGGGCAAAGGAATGCTCAACCTGGCGCGCGGAGCCTTGGGTAAAGGCAAGTCAGGTGAAGTGCAAAAGGTCTTTGTGACCAACGCCGAGGATGGCGAAGGCGGCGGTAAAGATGCCGAACCCAAGGGCAAGGCCGGTAAAGCGCTGTCGTTGGTTGAAACCGGCCTCAAGGCAGTGGCGGCATTCAAGGGCACGCCGGCGGATGGCGATGATGACGCCAGGGAAGGCGACGACAAGAAACCAGGCAAATTCGATCTGGTTTCCACCGGCCTCAAAGTCGTGTCGCTGGCCAAGGAAGCCGCTTCGGGCGGCGATGATGAAGGCGAGGCGGGCGGCGGTGACGACGCGGTTAAAAAGGTGTTTGTCGTCAACGCCAGTGCCATGGGTGGCGCCGGCGGCGCAGATGCCCCGGGCGAAACTCGCCGACGTGGACGCGGCTCGCGGCGCAATGCCTCGCGGCGTCGGCCGCTGCCTCGCCCTGGTTCGTCGCGTCCACCGGTGCCGCGTCCATCTGCTCCTGTACCACGTCCACCGGTTCCCGTGACTCGTCCGCCCGTTCCTGTACCAAGGCCGCCGATTCCACCGGTGCAACCAGTTCCGGCCGGTGCGATGTCCAAACTAACTGGGGTCGTGCAGGCCGTCGGCAAGGTCGGCAAAGTCGCCAAGGGTGTTCCCGGCGGTTCGCTGCTGGAAGCCGGTGCGATGGCGTTCGACACTTTCGAGAACGCCCAGACCAAGGACGAGAAAGCTGAGGGTTACGGTGCGGCTGCGGGCAATCTCGCCGGCACCATGGCCGGTGCAGCAGCTGGTGCCGCCATTGGTTCGGTGGTGCCAATCATCGGCACTGCCATCGGCGGCTTGATCGGTGCTTACCTCGGCAGTCAGGGCGGTGCGGCGCTGGGCGGATCGTTGGGTAAGTCGCTGTTCGGTGGAGAGGATGAAAAGCCCGAACAAACGGCAAAGGCGCCGGTGCCGACCACGCCGCTCATGCTGACGTCAGCGGCCCAACAAGGCCCGGTGTTGGGTGATGTCGCACGCTCGATGGCGGTGACGGCGCCGCTCAAGTCGGCGGCGCTGGCGATCCAACCCAAGGAGCCAGAAAAACCGGTGCCGGCCAAGGTGGACCAGCAGTTTCAGTACGCGCTGAACATGCCGGTCACGGTGCAGGGCGACGTCAAGGACCCGCAAGCTTTGGCGCAGGATCTGATGCCGCACATGCAGCGAATGATGGCGGATGCGGCGAAGAGTAACGCCGCCAAGCTGTACGACGAACCCCATGTCTAAGGAGGTTTCATGGCTTACATGGAGCAAATGCAATCGAGCCTGAAGTATTTGGTCGAGGCAGCGGAAACCGGGCGGCGCAGTGCTGACGGCATGCTGACCCCGGTCAACGGCGCGATCCGTGAACTAACAGGCGCCGCGTCCGAGCTGGAAAACATCCCGTTTGTCGGCCCGGCCATCGGCGCCAAACTTCAGCGGGTGATGCGTGGCGTCGATGCGGCTCAGGCCAAGGTCGGTCAGGTGGTGGCGGTGTACGGCCGCGCCACCCGGGCGGCGGCTGAAGTGCAGGATCGGCTGGGCACGTTGAAGGAGCAGGCGGGCAAGGCGGCCACGGCAATCAACAACGTCGCCGGCAAGGTCAGTCCGTCGCTG